GCGCCCATCCCCTGGTACTAGGAGGGGGATCATGATTAGGGTTCCACCTTCAGCGCATCGGGCGGCGCGCCGGCTCATGACCGACACGTGCAAAATAACGCGTCTAGCTACGGCTACTAACCCGAACGCGGGCCGCGAGTATGCAAAACCGTTCACCGTGTATGAGGGGGCGTGCAAGCTCCAAACCTATGAGCCTTACGAGCAAACCCCGGTCGCGGGCGGTCACACTACGGTAGTTCAGCGCTACTCGGTGCATCTGCCTGTAAAGGCGGGGGAGATATTTCGTGTGGGTGATGTGGTGGAGGTTGAGGGCCGTAAATTCCGCGTCGCGGGTTTGAACTATAAGACCCATCAGACCGCGATCCGACTACTGGTTGATGAGGTGGTCGCATGATTAGCGCGGACGTGTCACAGCTTAGAGAATTCGCCGTGCAGGTGGGCCAGGTGCCCCACGAGATGAGGCCTAAACTCGATGCGGTGACAGAACGCGCGGGCCTTAACATTAAACGCCAGTTGCAGGCCGAAGCGCGCCAGTCTAAATCGTTTGGGGTGATTGCCCCCGCTATCTCATACGACACGATACACACGCGAGATTCTAGCGGCGTTGAGGTCGGCCCCGTGAAGGGTTCACCGGGCTCGCTGGCTAATATCGCGTATTTTGGCACCTCACGCGGTGGCGGCACTGTGCCAGACCCGCGCGGCGCGTTGGACGCGGAAGCACCACGGTTTGAAGAATACGTTGGACGGATCGTGGAGGACCTACTATGAGCAGCGTCACGACATTTTTTGTAGACGAGTTGGCGCGCTTAATTCGCGCTAGTGGTGTGGACGCGCATGTTGGCGCGGTACAAAACCCCGTTTTTAATACGGGCATGTACCCTTACACGCTGATTGTCCCCCCGTTGCACGTGTTACACAGCGTCGCACTCGACGATGCGCCACGTGAACTGTCCACAACTGTTCAGGTAACGGTTGTGGACACAACGCCGGCGAATTTGACGCGCACGGCGGATCACGTGGCAAACACGCTAGCGAGCGCAACGCTCGATGTGGACGGTTACAGGGTAGCCCCACTAAAAGTCGCGCCGCTTTACCCCATGCGAGCAGATAGGACCGTGACCATCACCGACACGAACACGCATCCAATAACAATCGGGTTTGAAGTGCATATCGTCGCTACCAGAAAGGAAAAACCTTGACCACACTTGAAGTCGCATATGACGCAGAAACCGGCGCGAAACTCAACTACAGGGTTCCCGCCCATTTTTTTGACCACCCAGTTCTAGGCCGCGGCATTACCCGCAAGCCGAAAACAAAACCCCAAACCCAAACAGTGAAGCCAGATAGGAAGGACAAACAACATGCCTAAAGCACTAGCAGACGGACGAATCAAGCTCACGATTCTAACTAAGAAACCAGCAGACCCGAAGGCCCCCACGGTTGCGGAGCTTAACGCGGGCATCAACGCGGCATGCCAAATCTTGAAAAGTGACTACAAGCTAGGCGCTACCGCGTCCGACACGATTTCAGAGGCCGCGCTCTGCTCGGTGGGAAACGCCACCACCTACGGCGCAAGCAACTACGAAGGTTCCATCACGCCGTTTGTGTTGAAGGATGAGACGGGTAAGACCGACATGGAAGAGTCCACGGTCTACGCCGCGCTCGCGGTTAAGGGCACGACCCTGTGGCTTGTTGAGCGCGAAGGCCCTGAGGAGTCCACGGACTACGCGGCGGGCGACATCGTGGACGTGTACGAGGTTGTGACGGACACGCCGCAAAAGCCAGGTGAACGTTCCGGGTGGATTAAGCGCACGGTGCCGCTTGGCGTGCAGCAGGCTTGGGAAAACGTCGAGGTCGCGTCCAACGCATCCGCGTCCGCGTAACCCATTGGCCGAGGGTGCGGGACTGTTTTTGTTTCTCCTGGACGGTCCCGCGCCCTCATATTTTCTATACAGGGGAAACACTTAAGGAGAAACAATAATGGTTGATGAGACACTAGCCACGCCAAAGGCCGCGCCGGTTGAAGACGCTTTGACCGTAGACACATTCGATTTAGAAAAATGGATTAACGGTGTCACGCCGGTTGAAAGGGCGTGCACGATTTACGGGCGCGCGGATTTATTAGCACAGCTTGACTTGATGCGCGATCGGATCAGGGCCGCGCGCCGCGCGGGGAAAGACACTAAACCCCTGGAGGATCAGGCGAAGCATTTGGCGGACGAGGTGGAAGCCTCGGCCCTAGACATTGTGGTTCAAGGCTGGTCACCAGAGCGCCGCGAGGAATACCACCAGGCACTAAAAGATCAGGGGATAACCGACAATTTGGAACTGGGTTTGCACATGGTCGCCGCGCAAATCGTAAAACCTGAGGGGTTCACGGTGGAGATGCTTCGCACGTTGCAAGACGTGTCACCCACCCAGGCGGGTTTGATCGCGTCGCGCGTGCAAGAGGCGAACACTAAGCCGGTTGAGGTGTCTGTCCCTTTTTAGTGGAGGTCTTAGACCAGGCGAAACACGTGGGCATCATCCGCACCCTACAGGCGGGGAAGGAGTGGGGGCGGTCCCCGTCCGAAATGCTCCTAGCCAGGCCCCGCGAATGGGGCCCCGTGGATACTTTGCTTGCTACGGCTTTAACCGTGTGGGAAAAAACCCGCGTCTGCGCAGGGTGCGGAATGCCTACACGGGTAGCACATGATGATGACGCGGACGGCTGGTTTGAAATGCGGGTGGACACGTGCGAGGCGTGCGCTGCCCGTGACAGGTGGACGGCGGATAACAAGGAACGCGCGCCGGGGGACGTGCCGAGCCTGGTTTTAGACCCAGGATTCTACAAACACAAACACGAACACGAACACTAGAGGAGGCCGACTGTGGCGGATCGCAGTATTAAAGTTACTTTACGCGCTGACATTGGCGATTTTGAATCTAATATGAGGCGCGCCGCCACAGCGGCATCCAAGGTTGGCGACACTACAGAAAAAGCGGCCACTAAATCGGGTGGAGCTTTCCAAAAACTACGCGACAACGCAGAACGCAATAAGGCGGCGTGGGAAACCTCGGCACGGGCTTTCACCCTGGTTGGGGCGGGCCTAACCGCAGGGTTCGCCGGCGCGGTCAAGAGCGCTGTGTCGTGGGAATCAGCTTTTGCGGGCGTGCGTAAAACTGTGGACGCGTCAGAATCACAATTCGCCGCACTGTCTGACGGTCTGCGCAAAATGACGGGTGAAGTGTCCGCATCTCATGAGGAGATAGCGGCGGTCGCTGAGGCGGCGGGCCAGCTAGGCATACAAACCCCGAATATTCTCGCTTTCACTAGGACGATGATTGACCTAGGCGAGGCTACAAACCTTACGGCGGAAGAGGCCGCCACATCGCTAGCCCGGTTCGCTAATGTCATGGGCACCAGTCAGGCCGAATTCTCAAACCTTGGTAGCGCGATCGTTGATTTGGGCAACAATTACGCGACCACGGAGGCCGAGATCGTGTCTATGGCGATGCGTTTGGCGGGCGCGGGCAAACAAGCCGGCCTGACCGAGGGCCAGGTTTTGGGCCTAGCGACCGCGCTTTCGTCGGTGGGTATTGAAGCTCAGGCGGGCGGGTCTGCGATGAGTCGCGTAATGATCCGTATGAAAACCGAGGTCGAGGCCGGCGGTAAGAGCCTGGAGAGTTTCGCCCGCGTGGCTGGCATGACGGGCGATAAGTTCGCAGACCTTTTCAAGAAGGACCCGTCCAAGGCCATAACCGCATTCGTGCAGGGCCTAGGCGAAGTGGAATCTAAGGGCGGTTCAGTCCAAGGCGTTTTGGAAGAGCTAGGACTCACCGAATTGCGGGTGGCTGACGCTTTGCGGCGCGCGTCGTCCGCGTCCGACCTTTTCAATGACGCTATGGAGCGCGGCCAGGCCGCCTACAAAGACAACACGGCGCTAGCGGAGGAAGCAGCGCAACGCTACGTGACTAGCGGTGCGCGCGCTCAAATGGCGTGGAACCAGATTAAGGACGCGGCTATTAGCGCGGGTGACGCGATTTT